AATCAGACCCAGGCGGTGAGTTTTGATCAAGAAGCACTTACACTGGTGCTAGGCAGCAACCTAGACCTAGGAGGCGACGACACTGGTTCGCGAAATGGAACCGGTAAGACTACCATCATCAACGCACTTAGCTATGCCCTGTATGGACAAGCACTGACCAACATTCGCAAAGAAAACTTGATCAATAAGATCAACGGTAAGAACATGTTGGTCACTGTGGAATTTGAAAAAGAAGGGCTCAACTATCGCATTGAACGAGGGCGAAAACCTAACGTTCTTAAACTGTACATAGATAATAAAGAAATTACAGCAGACAATCAGGGCGAGGACGAAAGTCAAGGCGACAGTAGAGAAACTCAAAAGGCCATTGAACAGATGCTAGGCATGAGTCATACCATGTTCAAACATCTAGTGGCCCTAAATACCTATACAGAGCCCTTCTTGGCCATGAAGGCTGCTGATCAACGCGAAGTGATTGAGCAACTACTGGGTATTACCTTACTGAGCGAAAAGGCCGAACTGCTGAAAACTCGTATTAAAGAAACCAAAGACCTGATCAGTTCTGAACAATTTCGCATTGAGGCCATTAGATCTGCCAACGAGAATGTTCAGAAAAGTATTGACAGTTTGGGATTAAAAAGTTCAGCATGGAATAAAAAGCAAGAAGAAGAAGTTCAGAGGTTAGGCACTGCCATTATCAAACTCGAAGCAGTTGATATCGCAGCAGAAATAGCACTACACGGTGCCCTTAAGACCTGGTTAGAAAACTCAAACAAGATCAGAGACCTAGGAAAACAACGCAGCACCTATGAAGCAGCAGTGGGGCAAGCAGAAAAGGCAGTCAATAGATATCGTCGAGAGCTAGAAACCCTTGTTGATAAAAAATGTCCAGCTTGCGAACAGCATATTCATGATCATAAACATGGAGAAATGACTGAGACTGTTACTAAACACCTTGAAGATGCAGTCACATATCTTGATAAATGTCAGTCAAACTATGACAATGTACTACAAGAGTTGTCTGATCTAGGAGAACAAGGTCGCAGGCCCGAACCTTTTTATGATACCGAAGCAGAAGCACTAGGGCATAAAAACAATTTAGAACAATTGATCAAATCTCTGTCTGACAAGTTAGAGGATATCAATCCCTACGATGAACAAATTCAAGAACTAAAGAAAACTGCTATCCAAGAAATATCCTGGGATACTATTAATGGTCTCATTCGATTGCGAGATCATCAAGAATTCTTGCACAAATTACTGACCAACAAAGACAGTTTTATTCGCAAGAAGATTATTGATCAGAATTTAAGCTATCTCAACAAACGATTAAGTTATTATATTGATAAACTGGGACTACCACATACGGTTGTATTTCAAAACGATCTTACTGTAGAAATTACTCAGCTAGGACAGGACCTTGACTTTGACAATTTGTCACGCGGGGAACGCAATAGATTGATTCTCAGTATGAGTTTTGCTTTCCGTGATGTATGGGAAGGGCTGTATCAAAGTATCAATCTGCTGTTTATTGATGAGTTAGTGGATGCGGGCATGGATTCAGCAGGTGTAGAAAGTGCATTGGCCGTGCTGAAGAAAATGGCTAGAGAAAGAAATAAGAATATCTATCTCATTTCTCACAAGGATGAACTGATCGGCCGTGTAAATAACGTGCTACGGGTGGTTAAACAAAATGGTTTCACCAATTACTCCAATAGTATAGACTATGTCAACTGAGAAATTGGAAGCCTATAAAGAGCTGTACTCAAAATATGTCGAGTACAGTTTAAATTTGCATAACTATCATTATCAGTTTATACAGACTAAGGGATTAGATTCAGGAAAACAGATTAGAGTTAGTTTGGAATTTATGTATAATCTTTGTAAGGAAATGAAAAAAGCCAATATGGAAGCCTACAAAGAAAATAGAGAAAATACCAAAGAAGAAAGAGCAAGGCTTAGAGAAATCAGAGCCAATGCCAAACCTAGGGTAATGCCTAGAGGAAAATCAAAAGGAACAAAAAATGGCATCAACATTAGAACAACTGACAGCAGCATATGAAGAATTTTTAACCGAAGACGGTAAATTCACCGGTGGCAACGCAGCCGCAGGTACTCGTGCTCGCAAAGCATTGGCTGAAATGAGCAAGTTAGTTAAGGCTCGCCGCAATGAAATTACTGCTGAAAAGAATGCTCGCAAGGCAGAGAAAGACGCAGCAAAAGCAGCACCAGTAAAAGCCGCTAAAAAATAATCAATGACCTGGACCTACCAAGGTACAGTCGTTGATCAATTGCCTGAGGATTGTATCGGTTATGTTTATATCATAACCAATGTTCTCTCAGGTAGGAAATATGTTGGTAAAAAATTGGCCAAGTTCAGTAAAACCACATATAAAACAGTAAAATTAAAAAACGGCACCAAGAAGAAGAAACGAATCAGAAGTAAAATAGACAGTGACTGGCAAGAGTATTGGGGCAGCAGCCCCAATCTACAGGCAGATATAGAAAAATTAGGCAAAGAAAATTTCACAAGGCAAATACTACATTACTGTAAATCTAAGGCAGAGACTAGTTATATTGAGGCACGGGAACAATTCGAACGCAGAGTATTAGAATCAGAAGAATACTACAACGGCATCATAAACTGCCGTATCCATGGCTCCCACATACTGAAAAAATAGGCACAATACGCGGTAACTAAGGCTTGCACTGGCCAACTTCAAGTGCCCTAAACCTGGACATCGGTGTCTCAGGGACGGAAATCTCTCGCCGCTGAGAGTGCTCAACCACTATCCTTTACAGGACGAAGATCGCAAACTCGCCGCGATTTGGTTGTTTGAAGTAAGAGAAAAGGCCAAAAGAAGGGAGAAAAACCCTGGGCATACCAGTATGTTAGTGTATATTGTTATGCTGCCGTCATATCGAAGACGGGGCTCGAGGTACCGGATGACCGCCTCTGCAATGCCCTAGCACTAAGTGAACATAAGAACTCGGATAATGTTCAACAATCTTCGCCCTGTGCGGGCGAAGTGTGACCAATGAATCTGGATAATACGTAAAACCTTTTCAGTTCTCTTCGAAGAAGACCATATGCTTCGAGCGACTAGCGAAGAGGCAAGCGAACGCAGTTCGCTACTAAATATTAAATTATTAGAAATACCAATGAGTCTTCAAACCTTAATATCAAGATTAGATAACCTAGAAAATCATAATCTCTATGAGGGATTAGATTTGGTAAATGTTTCTAGTGTTCGTCTTTGGGAATCGGCTGGCTATGCAATTCGTGAAGCAGCACTGACCACAGATCAAATACAACAACTTTTCAAACAAATAGAGCAAGGGGCAACTACGGCTGGAGGGAATAGAACTGCAATAGGACAGGGCAAGGATGCCGCAGCAGCAGTTAACAAAGCCTGGGAAGATTTAAAAACCAAAGTTCAAAATAGTGGTCCTATTAAAAACGTGGATTCTGCATACGACAGCGTTGTTTCAAAAATTGAAGCAGGACTCGGTGGTCCAGACAATGCTGTCAATCAAGTAATTCAAAAATATCGTGCTTTTGCCAAAGCACATCCAATAGCACAAGGTTTAATTTACAGTGCTCTTATTGCTGCTGCAGGTCTCAGTGGAGCAGGGCTAGGAGGTGCTGCTGTACTAGGTTTGTTAAAAATGACTGACAAACTATTGCAAGGTGAGAAATTTAGCAGTGCTGCTTACAGTGGTGCTAAGACTGGTGCTATGGCTTATGCTGCTGGACAAATTGGTAAAGCTATACAGGGGGATCAAGCACCGACTGGAGCCACAGATGCTGCTGCCGGAACTCCAATTAAAGGAGCTCGAGGGATTGCTTCAGAAGCAGAAAGAATATTCCGCGAAAAAGTCGCTAATGGAGAAGTTACAGATTATAATTCGTATCAACAAGGTATGCAAGATTCGTTACAGCAGGCTTTAAAAAATGCAGGCGGACAGATACCTTTTCAATCACAGCAAACAGCTAGGGATTTATTAAGTTCTAAACTTGATCATGTGGTATCACAGACTAATGGTGGTCAATTTACCGGAAGTGGTCCTGAAAAAGCTGCTGAATTAATCAAACAACTAGGCGGTCGAGTTGATGCTGACAAAATTGCTCAACAAACTGCCGCCGCTGCACAGTCGGCTGGTGGAGGATTACGTGAAGCACAAATTCAACAATTGTTTGCCCACATCGAAGACACTATTATCACAGAAGGTATTCTTGATACAATTAAAGGAGCGGCTGGCAAGGCTGCTAGCTGGGTTCAGACCAAAGGGCATAATTTAACCACTAAGGTTACAGCGGATAAATTAAACTCGGCTTGGACTAAAGCAGGAAGCCCAACAGA